TTGTAGAAATCTACTACACCGTCAATAATTTCTTCCTTTATTTTGCCACCCGCAATAAACGATTGTACTGCTGCCATAATGATAGATGATAAATTAGTCGTCGTAAACTAGACACTCAGGTTCAGATGGTTCTACTTCGCAGAACAGTTCTAGTGCAGTAGGATCGTGATGATCTCCTGCTTCGATCTCTGCCTTGTGGTTTTTGACGTAAGTTTCCAACTCGTGAAGTTCACTCTCGATATGACGACGAGTCTGAGGACTTGTCTGTGGATTATCGAGAATCTCTTTATCGTGTTGGATGTGTTGTTCTAGTGTTTGCATTTGAATGTCTCCTATGAGGTTACACTATCTTTAGATAGGTGTAAACGTGTAGTTAACCCTGTGGGAGTGTAATCGTGTAACAATCCCGTGATAAGATACCGTCCTGAATAAATTGGATCCAATACAGTTCTATCCTCTTCGTTTTTAGAAGCAGGTATTTTACATTCAATAACCATACCGACAGTCAATGATACATTACCTGGGATGGTTATGTCAAGTGTGATAGAGTTCAGCAACTGCCATCGTGAATAAGCGTATGCACTAGCAGCAACTGTATCTGTATCCATACTGCCTGCGGATGCGGATCCGTCTAGGGCGGTGGTTGCATTCTTCATCCCTGGCAAAGCACGAATCTTCGTACGAGTTGGTTTTTTCTCGTCGAAGTATTCCTCCTTAATTTTAGGGAATGGGAATGCGTCGTTTAGCGTTTCTGCCTCACTAAAAACCTGTAACAGGGTTTGAGTAACAGGTTTTTTAATAGAACCAGAGGGTCCATCAGATCCACTACCTGCTGTAGGTAGATTTCCTGATGTAAGTGCAGGTGCTTTAACACCAATAACGGTGTTTACATATGCACCAGTTCTCATTTTCTCCAGATGGTTTCCCTGATCTGGATAGTTCATTGATTCTATATTATAAGCGTTAAACTCAGAATCGCCAACATTTGACTGTTCATATGTGAATTGCGGGATATTTCCCTCCACATTCATCAATTCTCCCTTGGTAAGGGTGTCTATTGTGTTAAAATAGAACCCATTCTTGTTTTCAAAGAACATATACCCCGCTTTTTTTGTTTCCGAAGAAACAATTTTGTCTGAGATATACGCAATTACATCAAATGGTCTCCAAGAGGGAGATATAAAATTGAAGTTGCCTGTCGATGCCTCATACGAGTATTCTCGACCTGCAGACTTCAAAAACTTTTCGACAACCTCTTTTACGTGATCTACACCAGTCTTATTTTTGAATGACTTAAAGACTCTGTTGGTCTCATTATTATATGCTTCTGGTGAAACAGTGTATATCACATATGCTTGCATTCTTTCAGACTTGGTTACAGAACCAATCTTGAAAATACGTTGTCTGATTGTCAGAGGTTGATCTGGAGCACTATCTGACTCCAATTCGATTTGAATGAATTCATTACCAGTCAAATCAGAAATCAAGTCCATAGTATCTGCCATTGCGAGTTCCATCCTGACAGAGGGAGAGGTGAGAGATTCAATATACTTAAATCCAGGGCAAACACCTCTAAGATCGATCGGGTTACCATCCTCAGGTGCTATCTCTTCGATCGTTTCTGAAGGATTATACTTATCTGTCATATACAGATTGAACTGTTTGATAGTATAACCTTTTGCCTGATATGTGGAATCTTCTGCCATTAGAATAGATTACTCAAAGAACTAGATGCTTCAGCGACTCGACCAAATCTACTGGTGAGGAACTCTTGAGCAGGATTTGGAGCAGTCTTAGGTTGAACCACAGTACCACCGCCACCTGCATTTGTTTGTGATTGCTCTGTAGGCAACACAATAGCATCAGCAACTATAGTCTCAACTGCAGCATTTAGGTCTTGACTCTTGACCTTTGTAGCAAGACTCTTAATATTTGAAACTGTCTTCTGGATAATTGCACCAGTTCTTTCTTTTAGAGCAGGGGGCATAATATCAACAACTTTATTGACGACACCACCAATATTTTCACCTGCAGACTGGATATGAGGTTTGATGAATTTCATCGCTGCTGCTGCGTGTGGCGGTAAAGTCGCATTTGCTGCTACAGATCCAATTTTATCTAAAAATCCACCAAATGAATATCCTTTATATTGACCATAACTTGTAGGGGGCAATGCAGGGGGTGATGTGAGAGATGATTTTGAACCACCGAAGTCAAATGGAACTATACCACCTTTTGAGAATTTTGGTACTTTATATCCTGCAGCGGACGCTTGCTGCATTCTTCTACTAGTCAGACCTGGGTCTCTCTTAGTATGGGGGGTATTAAATGGAATGACAAATCCCCCAGAGGATCTTTGTGCCACATATTCAGTTCCGTGTCCGATAAAGGAAACCGACTTTCCACCATCGAGTGATACTGGGTACCCTGATTGTGGTCCACTGATCCAACCACCGTCAGACTTCTGTGGCAACACTGCGGTCTGTGGTTGAATCAGACCACCTGTTGACATCTGTTGTGGATCTTCGCCCTCACCTGTAGTATCTGCTTCGTCCATCCTCTGTTTGACCCCAGGGATCATTTTGAGGAAATGAGTCAACCCCTCAATCATTTTGATCAATGGGAAGAATACCACCGAACCCATCATTTCGGCAAATGACATCAATTTAGGTAGATGTGGTTTTATCGCATCTACGATCATCTGCAATGGTGGACCCATCGCCTCGAAAAGTGCAGTCAACGCTTCTCTGAGTGGTTTGAAGAGATTGTCCAAATACTCCATCATAGTATCAAACAATTCCTTAAGTGTATTAAAGAAATTGCCAACCATAGGTCCAAGGAACTTACCTGCCTCTTTTCCTAGTAATCCACCAACAGCGTTACCAATCAATCCACCGATAGGACCTGCAATCTTGTTACCGATCATACCAAGTGCCATACCGCCACCTGCAGCACCAACACCTGCACCTCTCGCTGCTGCTACTCGATCTTCTTCAGCACCATCATAGTTCTGCATTACATCTTGGTATGCCATATAACCTTGAGCACCCGCCATCGCCATCTGACCAAGGGCATTCCCGCCAAGGAATTTGCCCAAATTCATAATACCTTTACCAACAGTGGTGATAATACCACTAAATGCTTTGATGGTTCCGATAGGATTCTTCAGGAACGCTATACCTGCTAATACAGCAAGTCCTGCACCAAGCATTTTTGCTGCCGCTTGGAATCTAGTCCATCCATCGCTATCTTCACCAAATAACTCACCATATTTCTGTTTCCACCAATTTATCGTGTCTCCAATCCACTTGAAGAACCCACTTACCATCTCAAACGCTTTTACTATCTTCTCTCGATTCTCTTTCTTAGATAGGAAGTTCAGTGCACCAAAGATCAACAGATTCTTGAGGAATTTCCACAAGTAATCCATAAAACCCATAGCGGAACCAGTGGTGTTTCTGATTGCGCTGTCTGAACTTGCTTCTTCTGCTTCTATCGCTGCTTCTCTTTGTCTATCTGCTTGGAGGGCAGCAGCACGTCTCTGGTCCTCCATTATTCGTGCTTGTGCTTCCTGATTCTTCTTCAGAGCAAGACCAATGCTGTTTACAGTTGCTCCTAGGGAATTAATTGCTTTAACTGTTGGGACGAAACCTGTGGTGGTAAATGTTTTTTTACCCACGGTCATCTGTGCACCATCCGCCTCTTTGGGTGGTGTTACGAACTTATATAACCTGATACGTTCTGACATTAGAACATTGCTCCGAATCCAGGATCAGTGTGAATGATCTGAGTGTTGTCAACACCGACCGTTTCTTTGACTGTTTTGATGACTGGTTGCATAACGACCACCTGTGAAGACTCACCTGAACTGAGTTCAGTGTCTTGTCTTTGAGATGATGCTGTCAATTCACTAGTCTTCGTACTATTTAGATCTGTTGGTCTGATTTCTGTATTATCAGGACTAGTTACTGCTCCACTGCTCAACCTTTTGGCACCTTTGCCGATAGCAACTCTTATAGTATCTGGCATCACCTGTTTATATTTTTCCACAAATTCCTTATCTTTTTTATTACCTGCAACACCACCAAGAGTCACACCAACACAACCTGCAGTACCATTGTCATTAATATCATTATGAAGTTGAATTGCAGATCTTTTACCAATACTACCTGACATATTATTAATAAAGGTAGACCAAATTCCAATACCTTTTACATTTGAGTGTTCTGCAAATCCAACAAGAGGATAGGTGCCGTCAGGTAGTGGATTGTTGGTTCCAGATACGTTTCTTCTTTGCTTCTGTGATGCACCTGCTGTACCATATGTACCACTGATTGCTTCCCACTGACCAACCTTCTTATTATTAGCATCAAACAGACGTAGCACACCAGTAGCACCATCACCGTGTCCTTGGAAATCTATACGTCCTCCTGATGTTACAGGACCGTCGTCTGGACCCTTACCTTTATTAGCGATAGAAGATGGATCGGAAACCATATCAGTTTGAGGTTGTGCCATCTCAATCTGTGCTGCTGCCTCGTGTGCTTCTCTTGCTTTCTTCTTAGCGTGGGGTATTAAAACCTCTTCCCAGTGCTTCGCTTTTTCATCGTTAGTTGAACCAAGTGGGTTACCGTGACCATTACCCATATGCATCCCTGGTGCACCATTGGATGTCCTGATGACACCATCAACACCAAACCAGATTGATCTACTTCCACCCTTCCCTTTTTGTTGACGTTTTTTAATCTTTGCTAATTGCTTAGTTAGATTTTGAACATCATAGTCTTCATTCTCTACCTGTGCCAATTTTTTCTGACTGTCAGAACCAAAGACTCTCGTGAAAGTATTCACTGTTCCTTGTGCAACTTTGACACCGTTGTTAATGAACCACGATGCCTTCTCAATAATCCAGATGATACCATCCAACGCTGCCTTCGCCATAGGACCAACCAACCAGTCCATAAGACCTTGGAACACCTTGCCTGCGATAGGTGCAATCGTATCAATAAGGAGACCAAAGAATGCTTGTAGTGGTGGGAACAAATCTTTCAGTGGTTCGATCAGTGGCGTCAGATATGCTTTCCACACTGGCATAGCAACATTCTTAAAGAAATCTCCAATCGGTCCCAGAATAGGTTCTATTGCCTCTCCAAGGAACGCTCCAATCTTATCTCCAAAGAATCCACCTAAGACACCACCAACAAGAGGTGCAAATGGTCCCAAGACAGGCACCAACAGTGCAGTTACTGCAGTAGTACCAATAGCAGCACCGATACCTCCACCTGCTGCAACATTTAACTTGTCACCTGCAGCAAGTCTAGATCCAAATGCAAACACACCTGACAGTGCACCTGCACCGACAGGAGATTTGAAGAACTTACCCATCTTACCTAGCAACTTGCCGCCACCACCAGGTTTCATCGGTTTACCTTTTACCCCTGGTCTTACGCCTTGATTTCTCATCTGGCGCTGTTGGATTGCACGCTGCTGTTTCTGACCTGCCTTCCTGTTTCCTGAGAAAAGTTTAGATAGTTTGCCTATGTCTCCCGCTATCTTCCACGGTCTTAATATTCTACCTGCTACAAAAATACTTGCGAGACCACCCACAACTTTCAGTGCTCTCATTAGAGGTCCGTCGTTGCCATCTGGATCGAACAGACCATCGTAGAGCATAGAGAAACCCTTCGATCCAATTTTCCATACGGTTCCCAACCACTTACCGATCCACGAGAAACCAGTCTCGATCGCCTGTCGGTTCTCTTTCTTGGATAAGAAATCCAATGCAAAGAACGTTGCAAGAGTACCTGCAAATTGAATTAGAGGTTCGATCAGTGGTGATAGCAGTCCAAAGATACCACTGCCACCCTTCTTATATCCTCTTGCTTCTGACTCCTTGTCAATATTTTCTGCTGTCTTCTTCTCAATCTGTTTCTCTCTCGCCCTGTCTTGTGCTAAAGATCTTCTTCCTTGCACCTGATACGCTGCATCTAGTCTCGCTTGATGTGAACTGGTTAGGATTTTACCTACATCAGTTACAGTTGCTCCGAGTCTATTGACTGCCAAGGTCATTGACATAGCAGGATCTTTCTTGTCCATACCTGAGGTAGTGACAGGAAGAAAGTTTCTTATTTGTAACTTGGGTGCTGCTTTTGCCATTAAAGTGATTGATGTTGACCCGACTGTTGTCGTTGCCTTGCCTCTTCTTCACGTAGATAACGCATCAGAAGATTCACATAAACATCACGTTCCCAGGGCATCATATTTTCTAACTCAGTGAGACTATACTTATGGTGTTGCATCAAAGCAAAGTTAGTCTCAAACATATTCATCAAGGAGTCGTGCGCTAGGGCTACGCGAAAAAACTTGCTAGTCCTTCAAGCACGATGGGTGATGTAACTTCAGTTTTAGGATTGAAAACGTCAATAGTATGAGTAAGTTTAGGCATAGTTTCAAAGAACTTCTGAACCTTAGAGAACTGTACTGAATCCATACTCTCGTAGAATTCTACAAGTTCCTTGGTTGTATGATCTTTTCCTTCATATACATCCTCGCCTTCAGCAATACTATCAGTACAAGTGGCAGCGAGTTTGAACAGATCATCTACACCTGGATTGTCAACTAGATTATTTTTCACGAACACATCCAGTGAAGGATACTTCATAGTAATGGTAATTTCATCGCTGACTTGAAGTTTGTTGGTATGATCCTTAGGAATTTGTACCTTAACTTCATCGAGATTGACTTGAACATCAACCTTAGTTTCCTCATCATCAGGACAAGTGATTTTGAATTCACTCACCTCACCCACAGATTTACCACGGATTTTAAGGAAAAGATATTCAATATCAAAAGTGGCAAGATCATTAACGTTCTTAATGTTAGTGCACGCTTTGATAATATCTTTAACCGCTTTGATCATCTCCTTATTATCCTGTGTCTCCATAGCAAGGTAAAGAAGTTTCTCTTCTCTTACTAGGAAAGGTCTGTAGGTAACCTTCTGACCACGAGGAAGCACGCATTCATAATCTGGAATGCTCAGTTTAGGTAAAGGCATTGTGTAAAATTACAATTCAGTAAAACTATTTAGACCCCGACGTAGGTCCTGAAATCACTACTGTCGAGCACATTATCTATATTGTTTATGATCTTTTCTTGAGTCCATCCATTGACTCTATTCTCTTTCGTAGTAAATCTATAACGCTCAAACTTAAACTGTACATCCAATCTCATAACATCTGAATTACTATTTCCAAAGTTCATTGTACCTAGGTTGAATGGATATGCACCCGTGAATCTCCAGATACCCGTCGCTTTATTCAGACGTGTCTCATACTTTATATCTTTCTTGGTTGTCTCTACCTTAAAATTAGATCCTCTCTCCCACTTTCTAACGATGATGTCACAGATGTAATCATCATAGAAACAGACTCTGTTCTCACCATCAGGTGCGATAGCATTCATCCAAGTCTCAAAGTAATTTCTATGCCACTGGTTCTTAGTCACCAGGAATGACATCGCTAGTTCATTAGGTGTCTGTCCTGTAGCATATGATCTTTGAAGACCAAAGTTTTGTGTGTCACCTGTAGTAATATTTCTAGATGGAATCGTAACTGAGTCAGCAAAATAGTTTATAGCATCATAATACTCTGCACTAGGTTTGAATTCATTAGGTTGCAAAGCACCTGCACCAAGAACTCTCGGGAAACCAATGTCTACAGAGTACAGGTTGCCACGAACGGGTTCCCAAGCACCTTTGGCAACAAGGTCTCGGAACTGTGTGAATGAATTGGGTGCTGCGTATGCCATTAAAGTTTCTTCAATACTGCCGACGTTGGTACGGGTATGTTTCTTCCGTTGATAGTGGTAACAAATTCTTCAGAGGGAATCAAACCAATATCTGCCCACTCAGAGTTTTCTATGCTGTAATAGGGAGAAATAACATTACTTCTCAAGTATTTATGCAGAGTAACGGGAGGTGGTGACGGGGAGAACCCTGACACCCGTGCTTGAGGTGGTAGATAGTGGACGTTGGCACCCCAGAAGTGTTCCGATGACTCACCTATCACATACACCATAGGACACTTGTCCCAGAACTGATACTTCTCTGCATACTCTGCTGTGTACTTGAATGTACACACCCCACCGACAGCAGGACTATCCAGACCACGACCTGCGAGGTAGAAGAACAACTGACTCCTCCACCACGATGGTGCCATAGATTTATAGTTTGCTAGGTCTCTTAGATCTTGATAGACAGTCATACCTTGAGTT